GCGATCGACGAGGTGCTGGCTCGTCGCGCCGCCAAGGGGAACGCATGACCTACGAACAAGCGGAAGACATCACCCTGATGGTCGCTGCCCGCTACCCGGTGCCGGCGTGGACCACGCGGCAGATCGAACTCTACGCCGAGCTGATCACGGATCTCGATTTCGACGTCGCAAAGGCGGTCGCGATGGACTGGATGCGCTCGAGCAGCGAACGCCTCGATTGCGCAGACCTGCGGCGCATGATCGTCGAGCGCCACGCCAAGGCCTCGAGTGTCTCACTCCCCGCTCCCGACGAGGCGTGGGGCCAGGTGCTCGCCGAGATCACCCGCGTCGGCAGCTACGGCGAGCCGTCGAGACTGCACGCGCTGACCCGGATGGCCGTCGACTCGATGGGCTGGCGAACGCTCTGCATGAGCACGAACCAGATGGCCGACCGGGCGCACTTTCTGCAGCTTTACCGCGGGATCCTCGAGCGCACCATGCGCGAATCAGCGGCGTCTGCCGGGGCGCTCCCGCAGCTCCCGGCACCGCCGACGAAAGAGCCCGTGCAAATCGGCAAGGTCATCACCGGCGAGCTCGAGGACAAGCGGCCCGAGACGGCCGCGCTGCTGCGGGATCTGCGAAAGCGGCTCGGTGGCGCCGTGCAGGGGGCGGCTGAGCGCAGCGACGACGGCCGGGACGAACCGCCCACGGTCGAAGACGCCGTGACGATTGCCCGGCGTGAGGACCGCAAGCGCCTGCCGCGTGAGCAGCGCGAGGCGATCGAGAAGGGCGCGGTGCACTGAGCCATGAGCAACGCCGAGCTGATCGAAAGCCTCGAGCGCGCCGGCGCCGACTGCCGTCGCAAGCTCGACCAGGCGCGCGCCGATGTCGAGCGCCTCGAGTCCGTCGTCAACGGCATCGAGAACCTGATCGCAACGCTGAGACGCGACGAGCCGGCTCCTGCGGTCCAGACCGCCTCGGTCGAAGTCACCGCCCCACCACGCCCGCGCTCAACCGGCACGATCACCGACCGCGCCGTCGAAGCTCTCGCGGCAGGCCCTCTCACCGCCGCCGAGATCGCCGAACGCATCGGCTCCACACCCGCGAGCGTCGACACGACCCTCGGCGCCGCGGCGCGAAAGGGCGAAAGGGTCCGGAAGCTCGGCCCCGGGCGCTACGACCTGATCGACCGCAAGCCGCGCCACAAGCTCGAACACGCGAAGGGCGGGGGCTGGGAGTGCTCCGAGTGCGGTGAAGAGCGGCCGACGCGAAACGAGTTCGCGAGCCTGGAGTGTGCATGAGCGATACGAGCCAGATCGCAAGGATCCTCGTCGTCGCCGCCTGCTGGTTCGTTTTCTTGAGCGCCCTCACGGGCTATGTGCCTTCGCGGATCCGCTCGTGGTGGCGAGCCCGCAAGGCGAAAGCTCCACAACAAGCCCCCGATATCCTCACCGAGCACCTCGGCCGCTGGGTCTCAATCACGCTCCGCTCAGGCCACCACGCCGGCGGGAGGCTTCTCGAAGCGGAGCCGGGGCGCATCGTCGTCGAAGGCGTGCACGGCAACCGCGTGATCTTCGCGGCCTCGCCGTCGGACGTGCTCGTGGTGATCGAGCTCGACGCCGACGACTGCGAGGCGGCAGCCGCCGCGTACCAGGTGGCGCTGGCCGATCGGCAGGGGAGGCACTGAATGCGCTGGGAACGCCTACCGCCGACGGCCTGGCGGTTTCTCGCCCGCGTCGACCAGCTCCCGTGGGCGAGTCTTCGCGAGCGCAACGAAGCGACGCGCGATCCGCATTGGCGTCGATTCGTCCGAGCGTTGTCACGAGACTCGTTCGCCGACCGGATCGAGGCGCTTGCGTGCTGGCTCGACGGGACGCGCGCGGCCGAGATCCAGGTTGCCGACTACGTGACACGGGCTCGCAGGGACCACCGGCTGCCGTCGCGGCGCGAGGTGTCGGCGCGGATGTACGTCAGGCCGGCGAAGGTTGTGCCGATTCGGAGGATCGCATGAGCAAGAACACCATGGCGCGGTTTCTCGACGCGTTCGGATTCGGGATTTTCGCGGCCGGTTTATGCGTGCTTGCGGCGGAGATCACCTTCGCCGTCGCAGGCATACTCGAACACGTCTGGGATCACGGCGGATTCGTTGTCATTCCTGCCGTGGTCGGAGTTCTGGCGGCGCGTCAATACCACGCCGAGAGGCGGCGCAAGGCGGTCGCGGCGTGCGTGGTGTTACTCGCCGCCCTGCTCACCGGCTGCGCCACCCACCCGCTACCGCTACCGCCGCTGACCGAGGGCCCAGCGGTCCGCGACGCGGCGGGAGCGCGAGCGGCGGACGCGACGGGCGGTGACGCGCTGGTGCGCGCCGACTGCGAGGCCGCGGTCGCGTGGGCCGGCTGCTGCGCGCCTGCGCACGTGAGGCAGCTCCTACTGCGGGTGCTGACACACCCGGAAAGGTGCGAGCCATGAGAACACCGATCACGCTCGGAGCCCTGACGATGGCGACCGGCATCGCGATAGGCGCCGCCGCCCACCGCGCCGCAACACCCAACGTCGCCGCCGAGATCGCCAAAACGGCGCCGATCGTATCACGCGAATGCGGCGGCACTCATCCCGGCCACGAAGAACGCATCTCGATCATGGCGACGCCGCAGTTCATCGCCGACCTTGAGGCGATCAAGCAGGCCCAGGCGACGGCAAGCTACACGGCGACGTGCGCGCTGCTCGCTGAGCAGTTTCTCGACGAGGTCGAGGCTCACGAAACAGCGCTTCGTGGATCGGGTGAAGTGCGATGATGCTGGCCGTCTTGCTGCTCATGGTCTCTCTGCTTCCGGCGCCCGCGTTCGCCGAGGACTGGAGCCAATTCCGCCGCGACGAGCGGCACTCCGGTTGGGCGCAGACGCAGGTATCGGCTCCGCTCGTGCGGACGAACGAGATCAGGATCCAACGCTTCCTCTCCGGCGAGTGGACGCCGACCGATGCCGTGCAGATCGACACGCTCACGATTCGCGACTGCGTCGCCATGATTGGCGGCAGCGTCGTCGGCGGCGATCCGAGCTTCGCGCACGGTTCGGGCAAGTGGTTCGCCTACGTCGACCGCTGCCGCGGCTGGAAAGACGTCGGGCCATCGTCGACGACCTATCGGCCGCGGCTCTACTGGCTCGAGTCGTACTCACCGAAGGCTGGCATCGAGACCGACTCCGGACACCACCCCTGCCAGTTCAGCTCCTACGTCTCGCCGAGCGCCGGCAGGCTTGGGACCGCGCACGTTGGTGGGTTCCTGATGGAGTCGGGCTTTCTACGCTTCACGAACGATTTCGTTTCGATGCGGCGCGAGAGCGACGTTTTCGGGCCGATCACGTGCCGCGACGACGATAGCGAGCTCACACACATCTCCCGCCGGCAGTGGCACGGCGGCGGTCAGTACCTCTGCCGCTACGCGATGCCATACGGCAACCCGAACCTCGGTTGTCTCTGGTCGTGGCTCGGGAGAGTCCCGAACGCCGCGGCAGAGCAGCACCGCGAGCCTCTCGGGTATTCGATCGCCAACGATGCCGTGTACGCCGGCCGCTACCTGGTCACCAACACGGTCGTGAGCGCGGCCTTCCCGGATCGTCTGATCGCGCCGCCACCGCCGTGCACCGATGGGCTTTGCACGTGGGAAACCTCCAAGCGTGGTGCGGATGCGCGGCTCTTCTCGCGGCCGGGATCGTGGGGATCGCTCTCAACCGACGGGGTCCGGCTCTACACCTACCGGCAGACGGAATACGATCGCTTCCCGCAAGGGCTCATCCAGGTCGGTGGCGCCTCACGCGCCTTCGCTGCGCTGGAGCTGCCGACGCTCGAGATCGTGGCCGAGCGTGACGTCGGGCAGGTGCCGCTCACGATCCAGGACGCGCCTCTCGTCGGTCCCGACCGCATCGTTGCCATTGCCTGGACGATCGACGGGCCCGAGATCCGCGCCTATGATCGAACGACGCTCGACGTGCTCTGGTCCTCGCCGGCGCCGATCGTGCCGCGCCGCGACAGTTGCCCGTACTGGCCGGAACGCCTCCAGGAGCAGCTCGTTCTCGCGGCCAGCGGCGACGTGATCGCTGTCGCCTCCGACGGCATCGCGCTCTATGACGCGAGGACCGGCGCAGCGCTCCAGCGGATGAATCCGGGCACGACGTACTTCAACCCGGAATTTGTCGACGGCGTTCTCCATGTGCTCCGCGATGACTCGGGGCCCGGCGTCGATCCGCGCACGGGAAACTGCGCCGCGAACGCGATCGAGGTGTGGGAGTCAGCGGCACCAGTCCAGATCCCGACGTCGACTACGGTCGTGCCCCCGAGTGCAACGAGCACGGCGACGAGAATGGGAACAGCGACGCGAACGGCGACGAAGGCAACGCCGACACGGACACCGATCCCAACCCGAACACCGATCCCGACGAAGACTTCAACGGCGGGCCAGTGCAAGGCGCCGTGTCGGTGCGTGTGTCCGGAGTGAGGAGCAAATCAACCTGCCGGCGACGGCCGGCCGAGACGAGGAGGTAGGACGATGTTGGGAATGAAGTGGACGAGGGAAGCGGTGGCGGTAGCGATCGCCGCGATGCTCATGGTCTCTGGATGCGGCTCGAAGATCGGGAGCGTCTTCAGCGGCGACAACCCCGATCCGAAGGACATCGCGAAGGCAACGACGATCGGCGAGGCGGCCGGCCAGTTCGCCGCCGAGGAGATCAGCGACCTTGGCAGCGATGAGGTCATGCAGGCGAGAGCATCGGTCGATGCGGCGGCATCGCTGCTGCTCACGTCGAGCCCGTCGCTGCCCGAATTGGAGACGGCGCTCCGGCCCGTCGGCAAGTGGGGCAAGCGCGTGAGCCGTGGGCTCTCGCTGCTGAAGGTCCTGCTCGTGTCTCTCGACGCCGACATCACGAACGCCATCGAGCCGGGCAGCGTCGTGCACGCCGGGACGTACGCGTTCTTGCAGGCGCTGAAGAGCGGGCTCGTGATGGAGACTGCCGCCGCGCCCGAATGCAGCGCGAGCGGTTGGGCGGGCTGAGGAGCGAGCGACAACGAGAGCGGGGGCATTGCCCCCGCCTTCTTCAACCCCGAGGAGGACCGATGGGACAGGTAACGCGAATTCCGAGTGACGACATCATCCGCCGCTTCGCCAAGGAGACGAGCGACCCGGCAGCGAGACAGATCGCTCTCGTGTTGATCGAGGAGCGCGTCCGCCACCGTGACACGCGAGAGAAGCTCTTCAAGGCGTTCGACCAGATCTCCTGGCACCGCGAGCGGCAGATCCCGCTGCTCGGCGAGATCGCGCGGTTGATCCGGCGCGCGTGGGGGAATCGGGTCAGGATCGACGGCGTGGGCGGAGAGGCAGCGAGCGGGGAAGCGGGGGCGTAGGAATCGTGGGTAAGCTCTCGGCAAAGCAGCAACGGTTCGTCGAGGAGTACCTCGTCGACCTCAACGCAACACAGGCGGCGATCCGCGCCGGGTATAGCCAGCGAACGGCGAATCAGATTGCGGCGGAGAACCTGGCAAAACCTGGTATAGCCGCCGCTATCCAGAAGGCGCGCGATGCGCTGTCGAAAAAGACCGAATGGACGCAGGAGCGAGTGATCTCTCAGCTCGAGCCGATCGCCGAATCAGACCTATCGCAGTTGTTCGATGTCGACGGGGACCGTTTCATTCTCCGTCGGCCCAGTGACATTCCGAAGATTGCGCTGAAGGCGATCGCCTCGATCAAGGTGAGGCGTTGTGTCGAAGGTACCGGCGAGACGGCGCAACCCGTCGAAGTGATCGAGTTCAAGTTTTGGGACAAGCAAACCGCACTCGATCAGATCACGCGTCACTTCGGATGGTACAAGCCGACGAAGGTTGCGCCGACGACGCCGGACGGGTCCGAGCCGTGGGCGCACCTGACGGTTGAGGAAAAGCGCGACCGTATCGTCGACTTGCTCGGATCGGCAAAAGAGCGGAAAGAGAAAAGTGCCCCGAGGAGGAGGAGGAAGACGGGATGAGACGGGGAACGATTCTGCTGGGCCTGGGCCTTCTGCTCGCGCTGGTGTCGCCGGCGCTCGGGCAGTCGCCGACACCGACCGACACACCGGAGGACACGCCGACGGCGACGGACACTGCGACGCCGACGGCTACTCCAACCCCAACCGCGACGCCGACCGACACTCCCACCAACACACCGACGGCGACACCGACTCGAACGCCAACGGCAACGCGCACGCCAACACCGACCGTGACACCGACGGTCACCGACACGCCGACGGTGACGCCGACCAAGACGGCTACGCCAACACCGACGAAAGACGAGCGCGGCTCGTTCTGGGTCGAGCATCCATGCCCGACACCACCCTGCACGTCGGAGTATCTGCCGGCCGGTGGTGGGCGAAAGACGGTGCCGATCAAGCGCACGGGAACGAGCGCGACGGTCAACTTGCTCTGCACGCCCATCGACACATGGGGTGGCCCTGAGTTCGCCGTGCCGACGAGTCCGGGCGGATCGACGACGGATCTCACGGCAGCGGACGGCGCGTTCGAGGTGACGCAGTGGTGCGCGAAGATGCGTGTGAGGGTGACGGCGTCGAGCGCGAACGCGGTTGTCTCGTCGTGGCTGAGAGTTGATCGGTGATGGACGCCCCCGAGGGATGGCGGCCCGTAACCGAGACGGAGCCGCCAGCACGGACGGCGGAGTCCGGGAAGCAGCTCTTCCTCTTCTGGGATCGTGGCCTGGTCTATGTGGGCGAGAGAAATGCGCTGCAGC